TTACCACTTCGCCTTGGTCTCCACCACGCGCCCGGCGACGTGCAGATGGTTCAGGTCTTCGCCCTTGATGACCAGCTCATTGTAGGCTGGGTTGAAGGGCTGCAGCACCACGCAGTTGCCGCGCTGGATGTAACGCTTCAGGGTGCCTTCGCCCTCGTCGCCGTAGATCAGCACGCCCAGGTCGCCGTTCTCCAGCGTGTCCTGCTTGTGCACCAGGGCCAGGTCGCCGTCCTGGATGCGGGGCTCCATGCTGTCGCCGCGCACCACCAGATAGAAGTAGTTGGCCGGGTCCTTCACGCGGGCATACTCCTGGCCGTAGTCTTCCTCAAAGGCCAACGCGCCGTAGCCCGCCTTCACCGTGCCGATGACCGGGATCAGGCTCTCAGAGTAGCTGCCGAAAAAGCGCTCCTCCGGGGCGGAAACGTTGCTCACCGGGCGGTACAGGCCCAGCAGATAGTCTGCCGTGGTGTTCAGCAGCTCTGCGATGCGGGCCACCGTGCCGGGGTCGGGAGAGGATTTGCCGCTTTCCCATTTGCCGACAGCCTGCTGGGTCACACCCAGTTTGGAAGCCAGCTCAGCCTGGCTGATGCCCTGCTTTTTGCGGCACTGCTTCAAAAGCTCTGAAAACGACATGGTAATTCTCCTTTTACACCTCTGGATGGGTTTTTGTTGTGTTTATTATACAACAAAAAGATGTTTCTGTAAAGGGCTTTTCCAAACTTTGACCCAGAAAGGTTGTGGCAAATTTGGGCATTTCCGGCTGGGGAGAAAAATTTGCGGCAAAGGCTTGACAGACGGGCACAAATCTGGTAAATTAAATAGGCATTCGACACGGCGTAAGGCGAGTGTCCACAAGGAGAGATGTCCGAGTGGTTTAAGGAAGCAGTCTTGAAAACTGCCGTGTGGCAACGCACCGTGGGTTCGAATCCCACTCTCTCCGCCATTTTTATTGAATAAGTGTAATGCACTTTGCTCTGGAGTAGTACTCAAGAGGTCGAAGAGGCGCCCCTGCTAAGGGCGTAGGTCGTCTAAACAACGGCGCGAGGGTTCAAATCCCTCCTACTCCGCCAAGAAAATCCCTCGTAGTTTCGTGAAAACTGCGGGGGATTTTCCATTTGTACAGAATGACCCCGTGCGAAAGAAAACGGATAAAATAGAAGAACTTCCAAACTACTACCATATTTTACTGCCAAACCATTATAACTACCAATGCGGGAAAATGCAACACTTTCCGACACATGGCAGCACGCGCAAACAAAAACAGCCCCGAGGGCCAGATGGCTCCCCGGGGCTGTTGCTATACTATGATTTTGTTGGCGTTAATATTTTCGTGATGCCACGAAAACATCACATATAGGTCTTCTGGCTGCGCACCTGCGCTTCGATCATCGGTTTCAGGTAGCTGTCGAGGTCGCCAAAGGTCTCCTTGATGAAGGTGATAGTCTCCTGCGTCAGGGCTTTCTTTGCTGCAGCCAGCGCGCGGTTGTAGGCAATGCGCTGCGCGTCCTCGTCGAACTTGTCCTGTTCCTTCAGGGCATCAACGTAGGTCTGGTTGACGTACTGGACGGCGTTGAACACCGCATTGGCGGCATTCTGGAGACAGTTCTGTGCGAACTTGTTGTTGATGTAACCGTTGGCAATGCTGACACCCTTGTTCAGGCCCCAGCCGAAGATAACGGTCATTGCGGGGATGCAGGCAGTGAGAGCGACTTTCAGGAATTCATTCATAAGTTGTTATCCTTTCTGCTCGGTTTCCGAGCGCTGCTTTAAAATGTCCACGGCCTTGGTGATGGCTGCCGGGATGGGCAGGCCCATCAAGCCCGCGTTTTCGATGATGGAAATGGTCTCGTTACAGATAAAGCCGATCACAACGGCATCCCGCACAAAGGTGGAGCCCATCACGGCATCCAGCCTGCAGGCCACCAGCACGATCAGCAGCGTTTCGCCCTTGCGGCACAGGCCTTTCCAGCCCGCGCGGCTTTCCAGCGTGCCGCTTTTGGTCTTGGGGCTTGCATGGAACACTCCCGCCACGATCAGCCCGGTGATGTAGTCGATGGCCATAAAGATGATGAGCGTTTGCAGCGCTGCGTCCCATCCGCCAAACAGGCTGGCAAACGCAGCGCCCAACGCACCCACGGCCATGCAGAAATAATCTTTCACGTTCTCACACCTCCATCACAAGGATGCCGTACTCCAGAGCGCACTGGTGCTCGATGCGGCAGCCGCGGGCATCCTGCCAGCCCGGCGCAAAAATCGCCACATCGGCCTTTGCCAGATATTCGATGCTGCGAGCCAGATAGTCCAGCGGCTTTGCAGCAGGGCCGAAGTCGCCGAAGAAGGTCTCCAACGCATCGACCTCGCCGAACTGCTGCCGGGCAATCTCGATCACTCTGCGGCGCTCCGCATTGATTTCGTCATCAGAGCGGCCGCCCATCGGCTGGCTGATAAAAATAACCTTACTCATGCTCTCACCTCCTCACCGCGCCCACCGGCTCTTGTTGGCGCGGGTGTCCACATGCACCCAGCCTTTTGCACGGCCTGCCTTGACCGGGTAGCGGCCCACGCCGCCCCATGCAGGCATCAGGCTCTCAGCATAGGCGGCCACGTCCTCGACGCTGGTGTCGGCCACCTGGATGTCTGCCGCACGGCCCAGCAGGTGCTGGCTGGATTTTGCGCCGCCCACTTTGGCGTTGTGCTCTGCGGTGCGGTAGCCGCTGGTGATGGTCACCGGCTTGCCGAAGTGCTCACGGATGCACTGCAGCAGCACCACAAGGCCTTCGTCCACCAGCACCGTGTCACTGCCATCGCGGCACCGAAATTCCCGGACGCGGAAACCCGGTGCCAGCTGCCGGGCACCGTCCTTTGCAAGGGAATACTGTTTGATTGCCATATGTACGTCCTTTCTCGGGTTACTTTTCCAGCGCGGCCTTGATGGCTTCGAGGTCGTCCGTAGTCAGGGCCGGGTAGTCTGCGGCGATGTCCTCAAAGGCTTCACCAGCAGTCAGCCGGATGCGGAATGCACGCACCATAATGCGCAGTTTCAGGTTGTTCAGAGTTTTCATATTAGTTCCCTCCAATCAAATCAGCCATCATTAAGATGATATCGTTGTTCGCGGTCTCCAGCGCGGCCACGCGGTCCGGCAGCTGCGCCGCCTGCTCGGCTTGCTTGCGGGCCTCCTCCTGTGCTGCGGCTGCTGCGGCCTCAGCCTGCGCCACAAGGTCCGGGCGCGGGGTGATGGCGGTCACGGTCGGCAGGCCGTCCCGCGCCTCAGTCGTGATGTCTGCGTAGGCGAGGACGCTCGGCAGGGCCATGCCCTCCGGGATGACGGCCCAGCCATCCGGGATAGGCGTGGTGCAGATGCCGTAAATCACCCGATGCTCGGGCTGTGTGGTGCAGTCAATAATGTTCATGTGTTACCTCCTATTACAGGTACTGGTAGCCGTACACGGTAAAGCGGTTTGCGCTGGAGCCGCCCGAGATGGACAGGGTGCCATCCGATGCAAAGGATACGGAGACCAGCGAGACATCGGCGCTTTCATTGTTAAAGTGAATGTAGTTGCTAATTGTCTCATAGCCTGAAGTTGCGAGGCCTGTAAGCGCCACAGCTGCGGAGCCCCCGCGTGCGACCTTTGCATGCCCGAAATCCGCAGACACTCCAAGAGTAGTCCCTACTGTAACCGTGTAATCAGAAGTATTCGTATACCCTCTACCATTCCGCCCCATCGCCGGAATCGCCGAAACAATTTCAACGTAATCCACCGTGCTAGGAATCGTCATCGTGGTGGTGCCGCCGGTGCAGACGCCTGCACCGCTAAAAACAAGTTTACCGTCCATACCAATAATCCTTTCTAAGCGTGTGATTTTCGCCGCAGGGTCATAGCCCAGAGCGGCGCTGATTTTGTCCGCGGTCAGTGCAAATTTGGCGTCGGCCTCGGTCTTGCTGTACGCACTGCCCTCCCTGATCTCCGCGTTGAGGACTGCCAGCTGTGCACGCAGCTGCGTCTCAAGGTCAGCCTGCGCCGCCCGCCACTGGGCGATGAGCTGTGCCGTCGGGATGCCGGTGACTCCGTCCCTCATGACGCCGCAGACGGCTTCGTCCGCACGGGTGTCGGTGATGTCGGCGGCGGTGATGGCGGTGGAGCCCGCCGGGCGAGTGACCTCGGCAAGGCAGAGGTCGTAGACCAGCGCCGTGCGGGTGATTGCCGGGGCCGAGGGGCTGGCCGAGTCCGGCGTGCCCTCCAGCACCTGCAGGCTTGTCTTGCGGGCCGCTGCGTCGTAGCGCAGCACCACGCGGTCGATGCGGGTGCGCACCGGGTCGGCGGCGGTCAGTGCCAGCGTGGTAGGCTGCTCCATGATGATGCTCCTGCCCTTAAACCGGGACGGGCGCACCCATGCCTGACCCGCGCTGACGGTCAGGCTCAGCTCGCCCGAGATGGAGACCGCGAAGTCCTCCTCGGCGCTGTATACGCCGCTCTGCCGGGTGGCGAGGTAGCCCGATGCGTCGTCGGCGTCGTAGGTGATGCCATTTTCGGGGTAAGTTATGATGTCGCTCATAGGTCCTCCTTTACGTTTTGTGCCAGCTGGGGGTGCCCAGCCGGATGGTGCGGGTGGTGCCGCTGTCCTGGCTCTGGGTGATGATGTCGGCCACGCGCACCATGGCGGTGTAGCCCAGCTGGGGCAGGCTGGCGCTCAGCACGTCGCCCACCTGCAAAGCATCGTCGTCCACATCAAACTCAATGCTGCCGGTGCGCAGCTGGGCCAGCAGCTTTTCGCCGCCCCGGTCGGCCAGCTTTTGCAAGTAGGATGCGCTGGCGGTGGTCTCGCCGCTGTCCTCGTCGGGCTGCAGGTCCCGGGCGTCGATGTACAGCTCCCGCCGGTCCGCGCCGGTGGCGTCCACATCACCCACCCAGACGGTGGCGCGCTTGTCGCCTTCGCCCGCGCCCTGCACGAGGGCGACGTTGGCGTAGTCGGTGTCCGCAAAGCTCCACCCGGCGTTGAGCAGGTTGCCCCACTTGGGGCTGAACCGGTTGTTGGGGTCGAAGGTGGGGCGGAAGCACTCGAACAGCAGGCGCTTTTCCGCGCCGGTGCCGTCCAGCACGATGCGGAAGCCCAAATCACAGGCCTGCCCGATGGTCTGGCAGTAGTCGGCCACAGTGCCGCCGGAGGTCTGCTTCGAGAAGGTGGTGTCGAAGCCGTACTCCGTGCCCAGCTCCAACCGTGGCCACGGCCGCATGGCGCTTACAAGGCCGCGCATGGCCTGTTCGGCGTTCTGGCCCTTGATAGTGGCAGCACTGACCCGCTTGGTCAGGATCCATGTTGCCGGGTAGCCGCTCACCACGAGGTTCGCGTCCTCGTTCTGGTTGGCCCGGCTGCAGATGCGCATCGGGATGCGGGGGCTCTCGTCGCTGCGGACGACCCAGCGGCCTTCCTGCAGGAGCTGTAAATTCTCGTCGGTGGGCCGTACCTCGAGGGTAAAGCCGCCCTCGGAGTAATACGGGCTGTCCCAGTAGAGGGACACCCACACGTCAACCCAGCCCACACGGGCGAGGGTGTCTGCGTCTAACACGTCCAGTCTCATAGCGGTTCCGGGATGATTCCCGCCTCCATCGGATAAAAGCTCACGGATGCCCGCAGATAGCTGGCTCCGCTCTCGGCCTGCAGGCTGAGCACGTTGTCGCCGGGCTGCAGCTCAGTGAGGGTGCTGTCCTCGTCCAACGCGGCAAAGCAGTTGGTGGTGATGCCCTCATGGGTCAGTTCCACGGCCAGCCGGTCGGACGTGCTGCGGTAGATTTCCAGCGTGTCGTCGGGCTCCAACGTCAGGTCAAAGCCGATGAACGCGCCCGTTTTCAGGTCCACGACCTTCGGGTGCACCACCGGCGTGGTGGCGCAGCTCAACGTGGCCGTGAAGGGCACCGGAAGGCTGCCGTCGTTGCTCAGCACTGCCATGGTGCCGTCCTGCCGGATGCCGTAGGTGTGGCTGTCGTAGCACACCGGGAAACTGAACGCAGGCCGGAAGCCGCCCAGCACGCTGCTGACGGCGGTCAGGTCGTACCAGTAGGGCTTCGGGGTGTACAGCATGAGGCTGCAGCGCGGGTCCGGCGTGTAGCTGGAAAAGTAGGGCGTCTTTTGCAAGACGAACCGTGCGAAATAGCGGTCACCGAAGTAGAGGGTGCCTTTTGTGAAGTACGGCAGGCAGCGGGTGAAAAAGTTCGCGTTTTCCAGCTTGTGCGCACCCCAGAATGTTACATCCAGCGTGCGGGACACGCCGGAGACGCTCTGCCGCTCCACGGTGGTGCCCACCTGGTTGATGCCCTGAGCCGTTTGCAGGTCGATGTCCACACCGTTGAGCGGGTCGAGGAAGTAGGGCATGTCGTAGTCCCAGCCCAGATGCAGGACGGCACCGGCGTCGGTGACGATCTTTAAGTGATCCTTAAAAAGCACGGTGTCCCTCCTTATCCTCTGCGCTGGCGGCGGGCCTTGTCGGCCTCCCAGCGGGTCTCGCGGGCAAGGTCTGCAGCGGACTGCGCCTTGCTCTGGATGTACTGCGTAATGTTGGTATCGCCCTCGCGGTGGTAGCTGCTGGCAGCAGCACGCACCTGCGCGGTGCCGGACGCGGCCACGGTGCTGCCCAGCCGCATATTGTCGGACAGCACCAGGCTGCCCGCCTGCCGGATCATGTCGGCCAGAGCAGCGTTGGTCTTGGTCAGCGCCTTGGTGTTGGCGTTGATGGCGTCCTCCAGGCTGCCGGTGCCGGTAGAGATGTCGATATCGCCGCTGATGCCGCCGGAGCCACCGCTGCCGCCAGAAACGCTGCCGCCGCCGGACACGCCGGAGCTCTTTTTAGAGCCGCCCAGCTTGCTGACGATGGCCGCGATGGCGATGCCCAGCGCCACGGCTGCACCCGCCACGATGACGCCCATCGGGATGCCAAAAACGGTTGCGTTCAGGGCCGCAGAGATGGCGGTCATCATGCCCTCAAAGGCCGCGCCGATGCTGCCGATCATACCCGCCACGCCCGCGTAGATGGACGGGAAGCTGGACAGCAGGCCGCCCTGCAGGCCCTTGCTGATGGCTGTGGCCGCGTTGCTCAGGGGGCCCTTGAGCCCGGTGAAAATGCTGGTGAGGGTGCTGCCCAGCTGGGACGCCTGCTGCCACACGTCGGCAAAGCCGTTCGTCAGGCCGCTGCAGATCTGGGTGCCGATGTCCCACGCCTTGGCGGCGATCTGCTGCTGGTACTGGCCCAGCACGCCGTTGATCTTGCCCACGAGCCCGAGGGCGTAGTCCTCGATCTGCTTCTTCTGATCGGCGGTCAGGCCGCCGTAGATAGTTTTTGCCACCCACAGGCCGATGCTTTTCCAGTCCTTGTCTTTGACGGCGCTGTACAGGTCGTCAAAGGTGCCCAGCACACCGTCATTGGCTTTTTCCTGCAGCTCTTTCCACAGGCCGTCCAGACTGTCGGCGGCAGACTTCTTGATCTGTTCGGCAGTCTGTTCGGTGCCGTCGGCGGCGATGGTCTTGACCCGCTCCACCGTCACGAGGGCCCCGTCCACCACGTCGTCGTAGGTCTCGGTGATGACCTTTTTCTGGGTCTCCGTGCCGTCGGTGAGCGTCTCGGTCACGGTCTGGGTGGTGGTCTTGACGCCTTCAACCAGCGTGTCAAAGGTCGAGGTGACCGTTTTTGCCGTCTCCCGGACGGTCTCCATGGTCTGCTTGACGGTCTTCTTGCCCTTCTCGTCGATCTCGGTGATCGTCTTGATGTCCTTCAGGACACCGGC